CGCCGTACAGCATAATAGCCATTCTGAAGATTTACTACGCTATACATCCAGCGAATAAAACCCCCAAATCGCATTTTATATACACGAATAATATGAAGATTACCATAAATAATCCACGTAAAAGTATGACCACGTGGGGGATACCTCTCCACGTGGTGCGTCACCTGATTACCTCGGCGCCGCGCCCCTTCAACAATGGCGCGCACGGGAGAAGGGATAGCTGTAACTTGCGCGAATTGCATGATAGATAGAACTGATAGATAGACAGATCACCAGGACTTTATAGATATTAAGAAGTGTGAAAAGTTCCCACTTTTCCAATTTCCAGAGGTGGGGGTAATACTGTTCCCCCACCCCTGGAAAAGTGTACGAAAAGTGTAGTCGTACAGTCAACGTTTGACCAAGTCAAATTTTAGAAGACAGGTAGCGTAACCGCTAGGCCGGGCGCTACGACCGCTTCGCGGCAGCTGCCGCGCAGCGATGACTCAAGGTGGCGGTGGTCCCGCGCGGACTATATCTATCGCGTCGCGTCTGTTTTCCATTCCATTCTTATACAATGGCAGCGCGTCGCTGGTGTTTCACCGTCAACAACCCGTCATTCGTCGCGACCGAGCTCCCGGCCTTCTCTCACGAGCGCTTCGTCGCGTGGCAGCTCGAGAAAGGCAACGAGGGCACGCCTCACATCCAGGGCTACATGGAGTCGCTGAAGAAGTCGACGCTCCGCCAAGTCAAGGAGTGGCTCCCTACGGCTCACTTCGAGCAAGCCCGCGGCACCCATGCGCAGTGCGTCGCCTACGTGTCCAAGGAAGAGACGCGCGAGGAGGGACCCTTCTCGCGCGGCAAGCCCAACACCGAGGACCAGGGCAAGCGCATGGACCTCGACAACTTCAAGGAGGCGATCAAGAGCGGCAAGAGCAAGTTCGAGATCATGGAAGAGTTCACCGAGGTCATGGCCAAGTACCCGCGATTCTACGGTGAGTTCCTCGACGCATGGGCAGACGAGAAGTGCGTCAGACTCTCCAGACAGCTAGAGGGCATCTTTGACCTCGTCGGCCTCGGCGCGCAGGAGAATACACACAAGCCCTCCGCGAGTCCGAGATCAAGGGCATGGACAGCACCTTCACGCCCAAGTTCGAGTGGCAGGGATCCTTCATCAACATCATCGAGGGACCCATCGACGACAGGACCATCCACTGGGTCTATGATCCCATAGGCAACCACGGCAAGACATTTCTCTCAAGGTATGTTTTAGAGACTCGCTACGCTCGGTCTAAGAAATAAAGATTGGCAGAACCCGCGGGGCACGAGACGTTTTAACCAACATTAAACGGGATACTTACTTACTTATTGTTTGTATTTGTTTTCAGATGGCTAGTGGAACACAAGCAGGCCTTCTACTGCAACGGCGGCAAGGCAACTGACCTGTGCCACGCCTACAACGGCCAGCCCATCTGCATCTTCGACTACGTACGCGACGCAAAGGAGTACGTCGGATACGGAGTAATCGAGCAGCTGAAGAACGGGATTCTCTTTTCTCCCAAATACGAGAGTGGGTTAAAGCGGTTTGACATACCGCATGTTTTTATCTTTGCCAATTTTTTGTTGGAGGATGGCAAGTTCTCAGCAGACAGGATCAAGCTCTATGAGCTCAACTCAATTGGACAGATCATTTAATTACATTTCAATTTCCAAGAATGTGCTTATTCTTAATAACAATATCAAAACTAGGACAATATCCCGATGAAACATTGTTAGGAAATGGATTGTCCAAATAAACAACGAGAAACTTGTTTGATTTGTAATCAGTATTGAAAACATCATTCTTCAACAGCGTATCACATGATGAAACTACATTGGTAGCAGAAGCCTCAGTAACTCCAACCTTGAAAGCTTCATCATAAGCAGCAAGTGACGTAGAATTCACCATCGACACTGGTTGATGCACAGGAAAATAATACTTCCTTGAAACAGAATGACCACGAGCATCAACGTTAATAGTAGTCTCAGCTGGAATGTGAATCCTGTCATGAAACAAAACCTTCATATGACGAGACTGATCAGAAGCTATATTAGCACTATAAATAGGATTATTCAGCTTCTTAGACCAAAACCTATCCCAAAAATTCTGAGCCTGCGCCTGATGCAGAGTATCATCAACATCAGGAGAGACCTGGTTCGTAAACACACCAGTCGTAGGATTGTAAGCAGACCAATTACGCTGGGGTCCGACATCACAATCTCCAAACTCAACCAACATAACATTAATATAATCATCACGAGCAGTAGCGCCTTGAAAAATAAACTCGGCCTCAGTGTAAGCATGAACATATGCACGATTCGGGACAGGTACATCAGACCACTTATCAACATGCCATGTAAGTTTAGTGCTATCAATAGCATAACCAGAAACAACATTAGGCATGGGACCCTGAGAAGATGTCGATGCGACATTACTCCATGAATACAATCCACCAACGTTCTTCGCCAGTTGATACATTGGTTGAGAAGCAGCAAAACCCAAAGGAGTAATTCCAGATGACGTATTCACAGACACTGGAAGAGTTGTCAAGTCCCAACAATACATAGGAAGAGAAGCGCTGGTACCAGGAATATACGACAACAGATGTGACAAAATTGTCTCAGACTCAAAATTAAGAGTAACAGAATTAAATGAAGATATAATATACTGTTCCATCATCTTTTGAAGCTTGCGCCGAGAAGCATGCTGGTCACCAGCAGCTCCAACCTTCCGACGCAACTTCCTATGCCTTGAAGTCAAGGCGCTGATAGATGTATTCATATTAAGATTTGTGGAATTACTATAATTCGATGAATTATAATTCTTATAACTATCACGGATATAATTACCAGCACGCCAACCAGCAGCAGCTGCAGCAGCGTAATTCCTATACCCGTCGTTACCAAAACCCATCAGCGACGAAACCGACGATAGCGACGGACAACACGACGGTACTTGCGAACAGGACGACGCGGACGAAACGTCTTCTTCTTACGATAGACAGACCGACGACGAAACATTCATAACAAACAATGAAAATACTTACCTCATTTTACCTTATATACACCTGGTTCCGGAGCGAAACCACCTTCTCGTCAGCTACGGACCCAACCGTCTCCGTACAGCGTAAGACCCATTCTGAAGATTCACAACACTATACATCCAGCGAATAAATCCACCAAACCGCATTTTATATACACGAATAATATGAAGATTACCATAAATAATCCACGTAAAAGTATGACCACGTGGAGGATACCGCTCCACGTGGTGAGTAACCTGATTACCTCGTCGCCGCGCCCCTTCAACGATGGCGCGCACGGGAGGAGGGATAGCTGTAACTTGCGCGAATTGCATTATAGATATAACTGATAGATAGACAGATCAACAGGAACTTTATAGATATTAAGAAGTGTGAAAAGTTCCCACTTTTCCAATTTCCAGAGGTGGGGGTAATACTGTTCCCCCACCCCTGGAAAAGTGTACGAAAAGTGTAGTCGTACAGTCAACGTTTGACCAAGTCAAATTTTAGAAGACAGGTAGCGTAACCGCTAGGCCGGGCGCTACGACCGCTTCGCGGCAGCTGCCGCGCAGCGATGACTCAAGGTGGCGGTGGTCCCGCGCGGACTATATCTATCGCGTCGCGTCTGTTTTCCATTCCATTCTTATACAATGGCAGCGCGTCGCTGGTGTTTCACCGTCAACAACCCGTCCTTCGTCGCGGCCGAGCTCCCGGCCTTCTCTCACGAGCGCTTCGTCGCGTGGCAACTCGAGAAGGGCGACGAGGGCACGCCTCACATCCAGGGCTACATGGAGTCGCTGAAGAAGTCGACGCTCCGCCAAGTCAAGGAGTGGCTGCCTACGGCTCACTTCGAGCAAGCCCGCGGCACCCATGCGCAGTGCGTCGCCTACGTGTCCAAGGAAGAGACGCGCGAAGAAGGTCCCTTCTCGCGCGGCAAGCCCAACACAGAGGACCAAGGCAAGCGCATGGACCTCGACAACTTCAAGGAAGCGATCAAGAGCGGCAAGAGCAAGTTCGAGATCATGGAAGAGTTCACCGAGGTCATGGCCAAGTACCCGCGCTTCTACGGTGAGTTCCTCGACGCATGGGCAGACGAGAAATGCATGAGACTGTCGAGACAGCTGGAGGGCATCTTTGACCTGGTCGCACTCGACGCACAGGAGAGTACACGCAAGCGCTGCGCGAGTCCGAGATCAAGGGCATGGACAGCACCTTCACGCCCAAGTTCGAGTGGCAGGGATCCTTCATCAACATCATCGACGGACCCATCGACGACAGGACCATCCACTGGGTCTACGATCCCATAGGCAACCACGGGAAGACATTTCTCTCAAGGTATGTTTTAAAGACTCGCTCCGCTCGGTCTAAGAAGTAAAGATTGGCAGAACCCGCGGGGCACGAGACGTTTTAACCAACATTAAACGGGATACTTACTTACTTATTGTTTGTGTTTGTATTCAGGTGGCTAGTGGAGCACAAGCAGGCCTTCTACTGCAACGGCGGCAAGGCAACTGACCTATGCCACGCATACAACGGCCAGCCAATCTGCATCTTCGACTACGTCCGAGACGCCAAGGAATACGTCGGATACGGCGTCATCGAGCAGCTGAAGAACGGCATTCTCTTTTCTCCCAAATACGAGAGTGGGTTGAAGCGGTTTGATATACCGCATGTTTTTATCTTTGCCAACTTTTTGTTGGAGGATGGCAAGTTCTCAGCAGACAGGATCAAGCTCTATGAGCTCAACTCAATTGGACAAATCATTTAATTTACAATTACTGCATACTGTAATGAACACGATAAGTATTGTCCACCTTGATATCAAAACAAGGATCAGAACTTGAATTACGAACAAAAATACCATCCTGAGCACGAGTCTGGCCAACATCAGTACGAAAAAAAGAAGCAGAAGGACAACCTACCTGACTATAATTATCAGAACACCAAATAAACAAATACTTGTCTTTAGTACGATCCCAATTATAAATACCTGGAGACTGAGAATACGTCATATTCACATTAACAGGAGCAGCATTCCCAGCATTAGCACCAATATAAGTAGTGATCGTATTAGCACTATTTGGAGCAAGAAAAGACTGATCACGAATAGTACAAAACTTATTATGCCTAATAAACAAATCCTTAAAAGCTTGCATAGGATTTGTATCAGCATTAGCGGTAGAATCAACACCCAACTTCGTCGTTTCAACCTTAGAAAAGTTAATAAACTTTCGGTTAACATGCTGATTCGTAGAAGCGAATGGATGAACTACCTTAGATGCAAACATCTGCTCATAAAACAAATCAATGGTTGCCAAATCATCAGAATCATTAATATTAGTATCAGGAGCCTGACTCCAAGTACTAGTAGTAGCATTAAAATAAGCACGCCTAGGAGCAGCATTAGAATCATTGAAATGACCTTGAGCAACATGGACAGTACGTGGACGAAGTGTGCCAGCCATATATATCTTCACAGCAGAAGACACAGCTTCATAATGCTTATACGTCTGGTCCTTAAAATTCTCAGATGCATCAGTAACCATCCAAGGACAAGTATTTGTAGAGATATCACCTGTAGTCGGCTGATGACTACCAGATGGCACATTATTCACTCCAGGCACACATTCCCACTTATAAGCACCAACAGTCAAGGGAATGGAACCATCACGAAATAAACGATACATCGGAGTAGAATAAATTTGAGTACTAGGACCTCCAGGAATAAACTGCGTAGCGGCCGCAGTCAAATTAAAACAATAAAACGGCAAATAAAGCCGATTACCATTGTTACTATCCCATGTCGTAGACAAGGGATGAGACAACCCATTACCAGTATAAGTAGAAGAATAAGCATAAGCAGCGTTAACGCTCTCAGTATCAGCAGCCTTATAACTCATCCACCGAGCCTTATACCAACTAACAGCCAAACGCTGCACCTTAGCAGTATTATCACGCGGCTTACCACCATACGTCTTCCGCGTCTTTATAATCTGATGCATATTACCAACTGCAGCATTAGATGCCGCAACATAATCCTGACCTCCATCACCAGTATACGAACTCCTCCTAGAGTTCGTATACGTACCACGATCTACTTCCATATTATGTGGATAATAAGAAGAAGAAGTAGAACGCTTACGCTTCCTAGAGCGTAAATAATCAATAACCTTACCGACTCCGTAACCGATAGCTCCAGACTCTGCTGCGTATCCAGCAGCACGAACGGCGTGATAACCTAAAGCTAAACCAGCGAATGTACCGAAAGGATGTATTCTTCACCGACGTCCGTAACGACGATAGCGACGAAGACCGAAAGAGCGGCGCTTATAAGAGCGCTTGAAATAAGCCATAAAGGAAACTCGCAATCGAACTTGAAAACAATGAAAATACTTACCTGATTTTACCTTTTATACCCGTGGTTTCGGAGCTACGAAGAAGCTAGGGAGCCAACCGTCGCCGTACAGCATAAGATCCAGTCTGAAGATCTACAACGCTATACATCCAGCGAATAAATCCACCAAATCGCATTTTATATACACGAATAATATGAAGATTACCATAAATAATCCACGTAAAAGTATGACCACGTGGGGGGTACCTCTCCACGTGGTGCGTAACCTGATTACCTCGTCGCCGCGCCCCTTCAACGATAGCGCGCACGGGAGGAGGGATAGCTGTAACTTGCGCGAATTGCATTTTAACTGATAGATAGATAGATCAGCAGGACTTTAAAGATATTAAGAAGTGTGAAAAGTTCCCACTTTTCCAATTTCCAGAGGTGGGGGTAATACTGTTCCCCCACCCCTGGAAAAGTGTACAAAAAGTGTAGTCGTACAGTCAACGTTTGACCAAGTCAAATTTTAGACGACAGGTAGCGTAACCGCTAGGCCGGGCGCTACGACCGCTTCGCGGCAGCTGCCGCGCAGCTATGACTCAAGGTGGCGGTGGTCCCGCACGGACTATATCTATCGCGTCGCGTCTGTTTTCCATTCCATTCTTATACAATGGCAGCGCGTCGCTGGTGTTTCACCGTCAACAACCCGTCCTTCGTCGCGGCCGAGCTCCCGGCCTTCTCTCACGAGCGCTTCGTCGCGTGGCAACTCGAGAAGGGCGACGAGGGCACGCCTCACATCCAGGGCTACATGGAGTCGCTGAAGAAGTCGACGCTCCGCCAAGTCAAGGAGTGGCTGCCTACGGCTCACTTCGAGCAAGCCCGCGGCACCCATGCGCAGTGCGTCGCCTACGTGTCCAAGGAAGAGACGCGCGAAGAAGGTCCCTTCTCGCGCGGCAAGCCCAACACAGAGGACCAAGGCAAGCGCATGGACCTCGACAACTTCAAGGAAGCGATCAAGAGCGGCAAGAGCAAGTTCGAGATCATGGAAGAGTTCACCGAGGTCATGGCCAAGTACCCGCGCTTCTACGGTGAGTTCCTCGACGCATGGGCAGACGAGAAATGCATGAGACTGTCGAGACAGCTGGAGGGCATCTTTGACCTGGTCGCACTCGACGCACAGGAGAGTACACGCAAGCGCTGCGCGAGTCCGAGATCAAGGGCATGGACAGCACCTTCACGCCCAAGTTCGAGTGGCAGGGATCCTTCATCAACATCATCGACGGACCCATCGACGACAGGACCATCCACTGGGTCTACGATCCCATAGGCAACCACGGGAAGACATTTCTCTCAAGGTATGTTTTAAAGACTCGCTCCGCTCGGTCTAAGAAGTAAAGATTGGCAGAACCCGCGGGGCACGAGACGTTTTAACCAACATTAAACGGGATACTTACTTACTTATTGTTTGTGTTTGTATTCAGGTGGCTAGTGGAGCACAAGCAGGCCTTCTACTGCAACGGCGGCAAGGCAACTGACCTATGCCACGCATACAACGGCCAGCCAATCTGCATCTTCGACTACGTCCGAGACGCCAAGGAATACGTCGGATACGGCGTCATCGAGCAGCTGAAGAACGGCATTCTCTTTTCTCCCAAATACGAGAGTGGGTTGAAGCGGTTTGATATACCGCATGTTTTTATCTTTGCCAACTTTTTGTTGGAGGATGGCAAGTTCTCAGCAGACAGGATCAAGCTCTATGAGCTCAACTCAATTGGACAAATCATTTAATTTACAATTACTGCATACTGTAATGAACACGATAAGTATTGTCCACCTTGATATCAAAACAAGGATCAGAACTTGAATTACGAACAAAAATACCATCCTGAGCACGAGTCTGGCCAACATCAGTACGAAAAAAAGAAGCAG